CATGTGAAGTCGCTAGTTGTTGCCATGAGCCCGTTGCAGTTGAGCCAGTTCTTTTTTGTCAGTGAGTTCTGCCATGAGATCAATCTCATCATCTTTGAAATGTGGATACAGTTCTCGCAGTTGCTTCTTTATCGCACCGGCACCGGCTTCTTTCTTCTTGGGTGCGATCCAGTTGTGCCGCATCGCGCCCATGCCCGGGCTGGCTGCTGTAGCCATGAGCCATTGTAGCTTGGGATGCCGATGCATACTAAAGAAGTGTTTGTTGAGATAGTGATTGGTGCTCTGCACATAGTATTCCTGGATCTCTCTGCTGCCATCCACAGCAGATCCCCAACGCACCATCAAGAATGTAGAAAACTTCTTGCGTTCTTCTGGCGTGAGTTCATCATAGAAGTCACGGTTCTTTGCGTCCAGTTGACGCATCTCATTCGAAATGTTTAGTTTGTCGCTCATTTGATCTTGGTCAGTTTATACACCATTTTAACTTGATCCAGTAGGTCTTGTAAAGCAGGATTGGTTTCAGCGGCCGCAACTATGTCTCGCCATTGTTCGAATAGTCGGTATTCATCTCCGGCAAGTTCATAGTAAGGCTCATACTCTTTTTCTTTATATTCTTCCGTTTCCCACAATTTTTCCAATTTGATGCGTTCCCATTCATCCGGTTCATACTCCTTGGTAAGCCACAGGTCTTTCCATTGGTCTAGATACTGGTCAGCAGCTATGGGGTTGATGGTCTTTTTCATGATGATTTTTCAGTTCGAGTCAAATGATACATCATTATAGCATGATCCAGAATATCTTGTAAAGCAGGATTTGTCCGGGCAGCTCTGCGTATGTTGCCCCATAGTCGGTCTTGCTGTATATGTTCACGCAGTGGTCTACCATCTTGGGTTCTGGGATCATGGTCATGTCCCACTTCTGTTCGTGTGGCAGGATCAGCACCGGACTCGCGCTGGTATACCGTGGCACCATCACGCTCGTATATCAAGGCAGCACCTGGTCGTAACTGTCCCATTACCAGGCTCGATTGTAATCCACGATCTCGCAGTTGCGACTGATGTCTTTCACAAAGTACACACAGTCCGGTTGCTCTGCGTCATTGATGGGCACACACAACATCTGTCCGTTCTTTAGTTTGGGCGCATACCATGCTACTTCTTGATACACATCAATGATCTCTAGACTGGGGAAACTGGGGCGGAAACTGCTTAATGGATTGAATTGAAACACCTTGAAGCCACGATCATTTATGCTGGTGAGTGGTAACATCTCTAGATCTCCCACATCGGGTTCACCGATCAGGATCTGCCAATCCACAGGCATCTTGATCTTGAAATCACCTATCTGTAATACTAATGCAGGTGCGCTGAAACTTTCCAAAAAGATTAGCGGAATGTAATGATAGTCTGGATTGGCAGGGTCTGAATTGTCTAGTATGGCAAATCTCATGTCATCTACCTCTTCAGGCAAATGGTCGAGATCGTAGGGTCGGTTGTCTAGTGTTAGGATACGCATGAGTTTATTGTATATTATAGTTGTGAAGAATGCGACCTATTGCCATGCCAATTTCTCCTGGGTGTAAGGATAGTTGGCTTCATTGTAGAACACCTTGCGTTTGGTCAAATGTCTTTTGCTGAATTTGCATGTTGAGGTGATGTCCCATATCTGCACATGATCTTTGTCTTCGGCTTTGCGGATGCCACGCCCGATTGATTGGATCACCCGGGTAAAACTCTTGCCTGGCTCAATCATCACTAGATTAAAGATTCGCGGTATGTTGATACCCACTGCTGCCACACCGTATGTGGCCACGATGATCTTGTCTGTGCTGGTGGCAATTTCATCATATTCATCCTGTCGGTCCCGGGCCTTGGTAGCGCCCGACACAAACACAGCACGGTCGCCTAGCCTTGCCACCAGTTCATGCCCGGCTGCCACACGATCCACCAACACCAAGGTATTACCTGTTTCGTTCACTTGCAATACCAACTGGGCGATGGCATCCAGTCTGCCGGGCTCTTCTAGGAGATATTTCAGTTCTTCTTGATAGGTCTTGTGCTCGCGTATGTCTACCAGCTGCACCACATTCACATGGCACTGCGCCAGCACGCCGCGATCCTGTAGTTCACTGGCAGCCAGCCGAGATATCACAGGACCCAGGCTCACCAGCAGGCTTTGGCTCTCAAACAGTTCTTTTGGGATGGTTCCTGTGAGTCCCCAGCGAATTGGCACCTGCGCCATCACTCCTGTAAGCAGAGTCTTTAGTGCATCTGCCTTGGCCATGTGTACTTCGTCTACTATAACGCATACCACATCTTCAAGAAACTCCTGGATGGTACAATCACCCACACCATTCTTTGTGTTCTTTAAGAGATTATTTAGACTCTGCCAAGTACAAATGGTGTGATGGCGACCATATTCTTTTCTGTCGCCAAAATAAACCCCCACATCCAACTCCATGTTGATGTAGTCTTTTTCTGTCTGTGTGACCAGGCTCTTGTTGGGCACGATAACGATACTGCGGCCATATGCGCTCACAGCATCGCTCAGTGCTGCTGTCATGATGGTCTTGCCTGCGCCTGTGGCCACTTCCTGCAAGCATTGCGGATTGGCCAGGAAGTTGTTCACAATCTCCACTTGATAATCACGTAACAAAATGGGTTCACCCGCAGCAGGATGCCCCTGGGGCCATTTGCGATCCCGATATGTGGTCTCTATCACTTGCGTGAAATCAAAGGTAGTAGTGTATTCGCGTTGATCGTCCAGTTCTATATCGTAGTTTTGTTTTTCTAATATAGGAATGATCTCGGGCAAGAGATTCACATAAGTGCTGCCGCCCAATTGAAAATAGGCCACTTTGCCATCCCATCGTCCTAGGCGCACAGCCGGTAGATATCTAGCGTAAGGCACATCGTATTTGAACTTCTTCACTAGATCTCTGCGAGTGTCAAGATCCAGGCCTTCGATCTTGATGTTCACTTCGTCTCGTATGATTATTGTTGCTCTTTTCATATGGTGTTTATCCATTCAACAAATTCCACAGGATACACATCCTGGTATCGATGTTTGCTGGTTTTATCATAATACTGCAAAAACTTCACAAAGTCAAGCTCTAATTGTCGTCGAGTAAAGTCATGCTGTGGTTCAGGATCATTCACAAGATAGCTGATGATTTTGTGAATATAGATCTGTTCCTCACTGGAGAGATAGCGCCGGTTCTTTTGTGCCCAGCTCTGCATGTGCGTGTGTAATTGCAGTTTGAGATCGGTAGGAAGTATACCGATGCTTTGGAACTCTGGACTGCGAACCACTGTGCAGTAGAGATCTTTTACTCGATCAGGATAGCGTTGTCTTAGTTGTATACCAAGATCAAACTTGTCGGTAAGCCCCCAAACATTTAATATGTTCACAGTGCTTTGCAAATAGATACCGCAGTTGGCCGGAGTCTCACTGCACCAGTATTCTACATTGGCAATGAATCGGTTGTAGTCCAATCCTTGCCTAGCATATTCTGCTATGTCGCCGGTGGCATCAATACTGGCACCGATGTCAATGCTGGCAAAATTATCAGCACGATCCGCTAATCTTTTTACATGTTTAGAGTCCACAGAGAAATTGCTGTTAATGGCCATATTCAGCTGATTTGCTGTGCCCATGCTATCGACAAATTTCCAAAAGTTTTTACTGATCAAAGGTTCGCCGCCGCTGACTCTTATTATCTCCACTTGGTCCTGGATCTCGGGCCACCATTTCAACCAAGCATCTAGATATGCCGGTTTGGTGGTGCCTGGTTCTATGTGTATCTTGGAATATAATTGTCTCTGATCGGTTTCTAATAACAGCGGGTTACTATGTATCTTTGCTGCCCAACTTGAGCTTTGCCCTGAATCACAATAGCTACAGGTGAGATTGCAATAGTTATCAAACACAACTTCAATCACCCGCGGCACGTAGTGTGGATCTATTTTCAAATCCTGTATGTGTGATTGCCATTGTTGGCTTTTTAGCAGTCGATCACTCACAGCAGCAGGGTCTGCATCTTCTATATGCCAGCACATGTGACATTCATCAGGCCGATGCCCGTCTAGCATAAGTTGTTGCATCTTTAATTTATGCGGAGTATTATGTAACACAAACGGATCATCCAAGAGATCTTCCGGAATCTCATGTGGTATAGGATGATGGCAACTGTTACTGTTGCCATGATTTAGATACAGATATAATTCGGTCCATTTTGCCGGGCAGAAAAACTCACTCTTGGCCTTTAGAATCTTGTGTATGGGATAATCTTTTCTATCTGTCATTTATGTAATCAGCCATTTCTGGGAAAGTATTTGCGAAATCTAATCCTCGATACTGATCATGTTGCTTAAGACGCCGACAGAATTCATCAAATTGATCAGAATCATTACCGCGGGCAACAACCTGTGCCCATGTTCTAACATCGTTATGCAAGCTGGCACCAAGATGTTTCACAATGTGATCTCTTGCCGGTGTAGTCCAAACTGTAGGTCTCATGTGTGAAGGAGTATGCACACTCCCTAACCAGGGTCTGGGCAATCCCACCTGGTGACACCATGTGAAGAACTCGTCCAGATAAAAAATATTATAAGCACTCACAGTGTGACTCACACTGAGTCTTAGATTCGATATACTTTTTTCTTGTTGTATATATCTGTGAACCGTTTGCTCTGTGTCATTCCAGGTGGCGGGATATCTTATGTATTCGTATCTAGCACCCACACCATCTATGCTGAGTTGCATATCTATTTCTCGAAAATGACTCCATAATTGCCACCATTCTGAATCCGGAAACACAGTCACATTGGTAGTGTAATGTATAGAGATATCCGGTGCCTGCCCGGAATCAATGTAATGTTGCAGCAGTTTCTTTTGTTCTCGCACACCACTTAAAAATGGTTCTCCACCAGGAATATCCAAGTGTATAATCCCAGATGTCTGTGCTACAAAATCATCTACAAAATCATTTCGATAAAACTTCACATGTTGGAAGTCTTGATGATAGACGTCACGGTATTCTTCCTGCCATCTGCTGCTACTGTGACTGCCACAGGTAATGCATTTTAGGTTGCAGGTATTTCCAAACGCTACACTGGCAGTGAGCCATTGTTCGCTATTGAGATCATGATCGGCATAATGTTCTTGCCAACGATCATGGTCTAATTCACGCTTGCTTAGGATGTTGTTTTGTTCCTCAATTTCACAACGAACACATCCAGCAGGCCACCGATCATTTGAAAAATCCTGTCGGATTTTGTGTAAAAAGGCACTGCCGGCGTATTCCTTCAATGAGTGAGCCTGGATATTGAAACTAGGATCATCAGGTTGTGTTTGATATTTGCAGCATGGTAATATGTCGCCTTGTGGGCTTATATCAACATTGGTCCAAGGGGCATGACAGAAAGGCATAGTGTATATAGTAACATATACAAAAGAAAAAGTCAAAAAGACAGGTGCCATTCGAGCACCTGCCATAAAAGAGTCGCCGGGCTAGAAATTCACTGCGACTCTGTTTCTTGGCTTTACGCCAAAACTCATTATTCCTGTGCGATTGGCACTACGCGGAATCCTGTATCTCGAGCTTCATCAGCTTGATATTGATCATCCACTGTGTACAAAAACAAATCACCATCCCAGATTTCAAACATGTCATTTCCTTAAAAAATTACTTCCATCACACGAGCCAGATAATAGGCACTGATAATCAAACAGATCCACCCTGATGCGGTGGAGCCATCTTCAAAACAATGCTTGGCAAACCAACCATTCAACAGCATCCAAACAATCGAAGCTTCCATTTCGGGCACTCACATCAAAAGAAGTATAGCAATAAAAAACGCCAACCAAGGGTAGCCGCAAAGTAATGCAACGATCACAGCTACCCAGGCCATTATTCAGCTACCTTCATGCAGGTAGTCTCTGCCAGACGCTGCCAGTTGCCTGGGCTCAGCTTACGCAAGTCAGCGATCTTCAGCGCCATACGCAGGCTCATCTCACGCAGGCGTTCTTGATTCTTTTCCATGAACTCAAAGATCGTGTCTTGCGTTTCGGGCTCAAAGTCGTAGTCTGCAAACAGCACACCGTCTTTGGCGATCTGCTTGATACGCAAGATCTTGTCACGCATGGTGTCCAAGGTCAAGTCCAAGTAATGGCAGCGACTCTGCAGAGCATCCAGGTGATCTCGCAGTTTCTGCGACTTCATCTTGTCGAACTTCAAGTTGGTGATGAAAATCACCGAACCTTTGAAGTCAAAGCTGTCTGGGATGCCTTCGCGGCGCAGAGTGCTAGATTCACTCAGCCAGGAAATCTTGCGCTTCTTGCCAGAGTCCAGTGCACCTTTCAGCAAGTTCAAGCACACATCGTCCAGCAGGATTGAGTCACAGTCATCAAACACCAACACACAGTTGGGGTCAGAATATTTGTAAAGAGCTTGATACAGGCCAATAGGAGTTGCGGAACCTTTCACAACTTCTGCGCGCAGCCGCTTGCCTGCGATCTTGTCAAACAGCGTGGCTTTCTCGATCTCTTGCTCCACACCGTGGCTCTTGCCCACGCCAGGAGGGCCGCTGACAATCATCGCACGGATGTCACCGCCAATGCAGGCTTTTGACATTTCTGTAAGGATTTCAAAACGCTCGCGGATACGAGTCATTGCTTGCTCTTCAGTCTCTACTGTGAAACTAGATACTTTAGCGGGTGTGTTCTGTTCCACAGTGTCGCCGTTGATCATCTCGTAGTCAGAGATAGCATCTACGCGGATACGCACGGTGGCAGGGCAGTTGGGGAATGTGCCGTTGTTTTGCACTGTGACATAGCCGCCCTTGGCACCCGTTTGGAAGCCGCTGACTAGAGCGAAGCTTTGGTTTTTTACAGTTTTGCCGCGGTACTCGCCGCGCAGGATACGAATAGCACTCATGGTTTCTAGCCCCGTTGTGTTGTTAAGCCACTATTGTAGCAGGTGTTGCGATAGCAGTCAACCCATTTTGTTGCATCTTTTTCCAACTTTGATTGCGAAAAAATGCGACTTTTTTCAGCAGTTTTGTGGGTCGGTGCTAGTGTTGACATGCCCTTATTATAGTGCAGAACGCGATAGCTGTCAACGCCAGTGTTGTTTTATCACAACGTCCGTGACTTCGTGTGGTTTTGGATCGCCGTGGAACACCAGCACACTATTACTGGGTGCCAATACAGTACCGCGCCCGGGTCTATAGTAGGTGCGGTTCCGGAAATTCATACCGCCATCCAGTGCTGTCCATCGCCAGCTCACAACTCGTGTCTCGTCGAGAAATCTGCGTTTGTGTGCAGGTATCACAGTGTTCAAGTATTCCTGATCTCCGCCGTGTTGATGATTGATGCGTATACGATCAGGTTGCTGATTGAAATTCTGCCACACACTATCATAATGGCTGGTATTCCAATACATCACTGATGAGTTTATGTTGTAACAATCAGGCCGCCACAATGAACGGAAATCCTTTATGGTCCAAAAGAACACCGGGCTCAATTTCACCATCCAATCTATATTGTCTACGATCACTGTGTCCAGATCAAAATACAATAATTGTCCGCGGAAATGATCCGAATTGAATAACTGCATCTTGTACCACCAGCTGCGTTTGCGTCCTGAAACTCCGGGCCATTCTGTCAGATCATGCCGAATCATGTGAGCAGGCACAGGGCGTGTGGCTTCTGTGTAAACATGTAATCTCACCCCACGGGTTAAATGACGGGCGAGCATGTTGTAGAGTCTGTCTACATAGACAAAATCATATCCATCTCCGTGAATCACACAGGCACAGTCTACAGGTCCTTCAGGATCAGTTGTTACTACAGGTTCATTTCTTTTGCGAGCACGATGTGCTTCGCGTTCTGCTCTGTGCAGATCTTTTTCAGCTTGCGTGGCCATTCGAATCCTGCGGTGGATTATGCCAATAATTGGGATATCTTTTTAAAATGGCTTGTACCTGATCGGGATATTCAACATCAACCACATGTGTGGTAGCTTTGTGATTTATTGCTGCGATGGTATCTCGTTGTTTAAATGCTGACAATATCTGTTCAGGATCTCTGTGTTGGCTTTCTATACAGCTCACAACCTTGTTGCGTATGAGATCGTCCGACCCCATCCAGGTCCAGTGCCATCCCACGGGTGTAGGAAACCCCACACAATGATCTCTATTTTTGCGCTTGATGCTGGCGCCTTTGTACAGTTCGTGCGGAGTGTCAAACATGCTGCGGCGTGCCACCACACTGCCTTTCCACCCGCGTTCGGCTCGCTGGTCAAACTTGTACATGTACATTTCAAATCCGCAGCTGACGGGCTTGTTATGTTGATCCATCAAGGTCACAATGTCTGTCCATGATTCTGGATTGATTATTTCATCTAGATCGCCGTGTATCACAATATCGTCTGGCAGACAGTCAGCTAATGCAGGTGCGATAGCTTGGCGCATCATGGTTTCACATATGAGATTGGTTTGATGTGATTCTAATGCCAGTGTGACAACCCGTATCCTATCGCCGTATTGTTGCCAATAGCGACCAAGATTGTCCAGGAGATTGTAGGGTTTGGCAATGCCGCTAAAGGTTCTGCTGGCTTCTAATATCACCCAACGATCCACATAGTGGTCAGTTATGGCTAGATGTATGTCCAGCATGTCAAATTCGTTGTTGAAGAGAAGTGTGTCAATAACCATGATTAGAATCTATAAATGATTTGGTAATGATCGTATAAAGGACGGATTCCTTTTGCATCTAAATAGTCTGCAATATAATGGCCTTTTCCGGTGCGTTGATTTGAATTTAAAAATCTACTGTTGTCATCTATCACAACCAAGGCGCCGGGTTTAATATGCGGTTCAATTATCTGGAATTCCATCAAATGATGAGCGGCACTGGCATGATCATCAGCCCATTTTACATCATAACTGTCCAGATAAAAAAGATCCACACGATCCAAGTCCAGTTGTGTGGCTAGATAAAGCACACTATCTTGGCATGTGCTTTCAAATTGAGTGGACTGTATTGAATTTCGAGCAGAGGCCACTGCTTCGGGATCTATATCTACACTACGCACTGATCCGTTGTGATGCTGTACAAATTCTGTAAACAATCTAGCACTTTGGCCATCTTTCCAGTTGCCAGGATTTCGCATGGTACCAGTTTCGATAATGTGATATTCGGATTGATTGAGACTTTCTAGATATGCAAACACAAGATTAAATCCGTCTGCCCGCTGATAAAGACCTTCTGTCAGGCCTCTTTTGGCACCGCTCACTCGGGGATTTAACAAGTCGTAGTAGTTGTCACGATAATGTTTAAGCCATGTCATGAGTTATTTAAATCAAACTGCTGTCGTCAAATGGTTTTGTGACCAACCAACAGCGGCCCGATCTGCGAACCTTGATATCCCGCGGGCCAAAGAAATCCCATACAGCCTGTTGCACACCTGGATATCCTTTGGTATAGTCGTCACCGCCAAACATGGATCCTGCTCGCAGTCGAGGCCACCAAGCAGTTAAATCTTTCGTCACAGCTTCGTAACTGTGTCCTGCGTCCACATAACAAAAATCTACCGAATTATCTGTAAACTTCTTAGCAGCATTCCAACTGATCATGCTTAACATCTTGACGTCTTTGAGAACAGGTTTTAAGTTTTGTCTGAAGATCTTTCGAAGATCCTGTACAATAGTTTGATCATATGCAATAGCCGCTTCGCCTTTCCAGGTGTCTACACAATAGAAAGGACCTAGCTTGTTTCTGTTGATCAGTTCTACCGCACAATACGCGGCACTACGGCCGGTCCAGCTTCCTAGTTCAACCCAGGTACCGCCCACAGGAAATTGCTCTAATACTAGATCCAACATCACGGTGTTTTTGTGACTCATGAAGCCGTCAATGTGTTGATAGAAGTGATCCATTTTGTATTTACTGTTATATACGCCGATAAATATTTACATGACAAACATTACAGAACGACCCTGGGGCTATTATCAAGTGCTGCACGAAGTGGGCACACATGTCAAACTCAAAGAACTTACTGTGATGCCCGGACAACGACTCAGCATGCAGCGTCATGAACAGCGAGCAGAGTTTTGGTTTGTGGCCGAAGGGCAGGCCACTGTGTATACTGTGGATCCGCACAGCACAGAATATGAGATAATGGAAAAGCCCCAACAGCACGAACATTGTTGGATTGCACTAGGTGAATGGCATCAGTTGTGCAATGACACTGATCAACCGCTGAAGTTGATTGAAATACAATACGGTGCGGACTGTGTGGAAGAAGATATAGAACGCCTATGAAACCTATTCCCGTGTTTGTGGGATACGATCCTAGAGAAGCTATTGCTTATCATACCTGTGTAAATTCAATCATACGCAACAGCAGTAGACCAGTGGCCATCGTACCTGTTGCTTTAAATCTGTTTCGAGAGTATAGCGAAACACACACAGATGGATCAAATCATTTCATCTACACACGCTTCCTAGTGCCATATCTCATGGACTATCAGGGCTGGGCCATATTCATTGATGGCGACATGATTGTGCGTGGCGATATTGCTGAACTGTGGGAATTACGAGACTACACCAAGGATGTGATGGTGGTCAAGCACGATTACAAGACCCGGCGCACTGAAAAGTACCTGGGCAATGCCAATGAAAACTATCCCAGGAAAAACTGGAGTTCAGTGATCCTGTGGAACTGCAATGCCATACGCAATCGCACACTCACGCCTGAGTTTGTGCAGCAAAGCACAGGTGCGTTCTTGCATAGATTCTCCTGGCTGGATGATGCGCGCATAGGCGAATTGCCTTTGGAATGGAACTGGCTGGATGTGGAGTACGAGTGGAATCCTCGGGCCAAACTGATTCACTACACCCTGGGCACTCCTTGCTTTCACGAGTTTGCTGATCAGGGTGACTTCTGTGATGACTGGCACAAAGAGCGTATGCTCACTGAATACTGTCAGCAACGGGTAATCGTATGACCGGGTGGATCTTTCTCAGCAAAGGTGGCGAGGACGAGTACATAAACATGTTGGCTGCAAGTGCCAACATGACGTCATTGGATTCAGACTACTTTGATTACAAATATGACATAGCCATGGATCGTAATCAGTTGGTATTACGTGGCATCCTCAAGCACAAGATCATGAAACAGTGTTTAGCGGATGGCAAC